AGCTCTTTTCTACAAGCTGTGGGCTGGTGAAGTCCTGACGGCTTTCCACCGGGAGAACAAGCTCCTGGGTCTGACCCGCGTGAAGACGATCGCCAGCGGCAAGTCTGCTGCGTTCCCGATCACGGGTATCGCCACGACGGCTTACCACGTTGCGGGTGAGTCGGTCTACGGCACTGATAATGGCCAGACCAGCACCTACCTGTCCAACATCCGTGGTAAGGAGATCGAAATCTTCGTTGATGATCCGGTGGTCTCGGGCGTGTTCGTCCCGGAGATTGACCGCCTGATGAACTACTTTGACGAGCGGTCGATTTACACGGCGGAAGTTGGCGCGGCTCTGGCAGAGAAGATGGATGAAAACATCCTGAGCACTCTGCAAGCGTCGGGTTACAAGGACCCGGCGGAGGTCAACCCCACGGGTGTCACGAACATGCCGGTGGCTGACAAGCGGGCCACCATCGCCACGGAAACTGGTGACAACATCGCCACCCGCATCTTCGACATCGCCGAGCTTTTCGACGAATACAACATCCCGAGGATGGGTCGCACTTGCGTCCTGAAGCCCTCGGCTTACCACAAGCTGGCGAGCGTCACCGATCTGGTGAACAAGGACTTCACGAGCGGTGCCGGTGACACCACCAAGCGCGAGATCATGTCGGTCGCGGGCTTCAACATCGTCATGTCGAACGCTTTCCGTTCGGATGATGCGGATGCGGTGGAGGCTCCTGGTGTCCGTAACGACCCTTGGGGTGCCATCGGTATCGGCTACAACGCGGACTTCACCAAGCAACTTGGTGTCTGCTTCGTGCCGGATGCGATGGCTACCGTCCGTCTCAAGGAGATCGGCGTGGATGCCGAGCACTCGGTTGAGCGCCGTGGTGATCTGATCCTCAGCGATTACATCGCGGGTCACGACACGCTGCGCCCTGACTGCGCTGCTCTCATCCAACTCGCCTAATCCTAGTTGATCCAGGAGGCTCTCTATGGTTGTTGAAGTTCATGCTGCTGGCCCCGGCGATGAGTCGTGGCGGAGCACCCGCTTTACCGCAAAGATCAACAACCTAGAGTCCTTTGTCTATGGTCACACTGAGAACATGGACATGCCCACCATCTGCTGGGAGCAGGGGGACTCCATTGAGCACTCTTGGATCAAGTATGGTGCAGACGAGGATGTGACTCTAGTCATCGCCAAGGCAGACGGGACGGACATCTCGTCTGCCACGGTATACCCTAAGAATGCTGGTTACACCCAGCGGATCGCTCACGGATCCCTGTATCTGAAGGTCGTCCCAAATACGAGTTTGTATGTGGAGATCAACGGGGACCGTAAGCACACACTCTCAATTATAGGGCAGAGACCTAAGCCTTCACTACCGACAGACTATATCAACTGGCCGACTAGAGAGCTTACGGTATCCAATGTCGATACGGTCAACAACGTCATCACGGTGACGGACCACGGCATTCCGAACGGCGGGTTCCAGCGTGTTGCCTTGAACAGCACGGGGGACCTGCCGACTACCAGTCAGGGGACGCTTGAGGCCAACCATGAGTTGGTGGCTGTCTACATCAACCAGCACACCCTGGCTCTGGTGGCGAACCTTGTGCCACTTCAGTTTAGCTCGGCTGGCACGGGCACCCTGAAGATGACCTTGATGGATGACGATACTGGTAGCACCATCTACTTTGGCGCTGGTATCCACCATATTGGTCGTGGATTCCGAGTCGGTGACAACACCCGCCTCTACTTTGATGAGGGCTCCATTGTTGTTGGGAGCTTGGATCTGCGCCGATATGCCGGTCAGTCTACCCCTAGTGGGATCACCCAGAATGTGGTGATTGAGGGGCCGGGGATTCTCTCAGGTCACTACAAGCGTCGTGCAGACATTGACCTAAGCGCGGGCCAGTATACAGCCCTAGTTCCCTACATTGCCATTGATGGCCGAGGCAACGATGCCAACGGGAATCGGGCATCTACGAACAACCGGATCACGGGGACTACCTTCTTCAAGCCGCCCATGTTCACCAATCAGGGTGGCATTGGGAGGTTCGATCAATACTCGTGGATTAGCCCGTGGAACTTCAATGCTGATGGTCCACAACCAGTCAACGAGGCTGACGGCGAGCTTGGCATCGTCAAAGACTGCTACATCTTTGGTGGCGATGACAGCCTCAAGATGATGCTGCGGCCCAACGGTCCCCTATATGCTACCCGTTGCACCATCATTCAGACCGGCAACTCCAGCATTCACTTTGGGGCCAACCTCTACTCAACGTGGGTTACAGATGAATACTCTGTCACCGTGGAGGACATAGATATCCTCTGGCTTTCGCTGGGGGACTCAGGCCAAGAGCAACTTATCGGTGGTGGTGGCGTCCAGCCGTCCTTGGGGAGCCGCTCGATCATCAAGGCTCTTGCGGATACCCGCGATGGTGAGACCCCTGGAGAACCGGATGAGTCTTCCTTTGGGCAGCGGCATGTTTTGATTAAGGATATCCGGATTTGGGACCCCGACACAGAAGGTCGTCCCATTGTCTTGGGGAACCTTGTGCATCCCTATAGCGCCCAAGTGGCGTCGATCAACGATCAGCACGGGGACACTGGATTCTGGGTCTTTGACAATATCTGGCTTGAGGGAACCCCCAGCCGCAAGTCGTATCTGGCTAGCCATGATGCGGACAACACAGCTAACAACATCACCATCCGCAACATGACTGTGGGTGGTGTCAGAGTAACCACAGAGAACCAGGATACCTTTTGGGACATTGAGCCCTACGTCTACAACGTGACGTTTGATACCCCTCAGGTGACGGACCCCTACGCAGGAGGCCAGTAATGTTGTCGGAACTGGAAGCAGTAAACACGATGCTGTCCACGGTGGGACAGTCTCCGGTCTCCAGCTTGAGCGGTGCCATCAGTCCTGATGTTGAGCTTGCCAAGCATATCCTTCGGTCGGAGAAGAAGAACACCCTGCTTCGGGGTTGGAACTTCAACCGAGAGGAGATGAAGCTGACCCCGGATGACATTGGGAAGATCCGCATCCCAGATGACACCCTACAGATTGACCTGAATCCTGATAACTACGAGTTGTTCCGGGACTACCAGATCACCCACCGGGGCGAATACCTCTACAACCGCAAGGGCAACACCTACGTCTTCAGCAAGGCGATCCCTGTGGTCATCACGTTGGACTTGGAGTGGCGTTACCTGCCTGAAGTCTGCCGCAAGTATATTGAAGCTCGGGCTGCGAGGATCTTTGGAGAGCGTCTTGATGCTGACCAGCTTCGTCAGCGTAGCGCCCAGGAGTCGGAGTATAACGCTCTGTCTGCCCTCAAGGCCCATGAGCTAGAGGACTCTGACTTCACCATGCTGGCGGATTTCAACTCCCAATACATCACGCGACGGGGGCTCTAATCCATGACATCCGTGACGATCCCGATCCCCACTCTGACTGGTGGGGTTAGCTCGCAACCCGATGCCCTGCGGCTTCCCCAGCAGGCTGAGGTTTCGACCAATGCAGTCGCCACGGTGGTCGAGGGTCTCCGAAAGCGTCCCCCCTCGGAATACGCTGGGATCATCACGGGCTTCCCCTCGGGTGAGGTGGCTACTCACGTAGCTCGGGACACCAGCGGTGACTACCTGATCGCTTCGGATGGTGACACCATCAAGGTGTATGATGTCGCTGATCCAGAGAACGCCAAGACTCTACGGAACAAGAACGGTGGCATTGCTGACACTGCGGACTTTGACTACCTGACCAGCAGTAATCCTCGGGCTGACCTGAAGTTCCTGACGCTTGGGGACTACACGGTGGTCCTGAACTCTACTCAGGTCACCGCAGAGTCCGAGGAAACTGTGGATCTCTGGGATGCCAGCATTGGTATCCTGCAAGTGAATGCTGGGGCCTACAGCACGGTCTACCGGCTGAAGGTTACGGACCCCATCAACAACCAGTTCATTGAGGTGTCGCTGGAGACCTGGAGCGCTGATGGGCTGCCGCCGGGTGGTGGAATTGCCAGTGCCAGCAGTGCCAGCAGTGCCGAGCAGAGCATCCGAACAAATGTTCTGGCTGAAGCCTTCTACGATTTGCTGAGGGGCCAGCCCTCTAGCTACATCGGATCAGCCCTTGTCTCTGGTGGCATGTCTACTGGACTGCCTGCCGCTGAGTGGGAAGTCAGCCTGAGTGAGAGCACCCTCAGTATCCAGCGGCTTGATGGGGCTGAGTTTGAGATGCGCCCCTCGGATACCCAAGGGGACACCTTGATGAAGACTGCCCACCGAAGTGAGCAGTTGTTCTCTGATCTCCCCATTCATGCCAAGGTCGGCATGGCCATTGAGATCCAAGGGAACCCTGAGGAAGTCGATAGCTCGTATTGGGTGGTCTTCCACGACACCCATGACACCAAGCAGATCGGCGAGTGGTCTGAGGGCTACTGGCAGGAGTCGGCCAAGCCTGGGATCCCAAGGTCATTTGATCCTGACACCATGCCCCATGTTCTGCTTCGGCAGGCCAATGGAGACTGGAGGTGGACCCCGCTAGATGGCCATTCCTACTCTGTGCTGGGCACAAGCTACACAGTCCCCAAGTGGAGCGACAGGGCCGCAGGGGACGCTGATTACACCAACAAGAACCCCAAGTTCGTTGGGAAGAAGATCAAAGACCTCTGCTTCCATGAGGGTCGCTTGGGTCTCTTGTCGGGTGACAGCCTGATCTTCTCGGAGACTCGGGAGCCCTTCAACTTCTTCCGGCTGACTGTCCTGAACATCTTGGACAGCGACCGTGTGGAACTGTCGGCTGATCTTCGGGATGACGATGAGCTTACCCACGTTGCCCCCTTGGGGTCCGATGTCGTGGTGTTCTCTAACGGTCGCCAATACGTTGTCCGGGCAGAGGGTCCTCTGACCCCTCAGACGGCCAGCTTTATCGAGGGTGGTCAATACGATGCCAGCCCCACCTCGCTGCCCATCAGGCGCAAGGATGCCCTAGTCACCACCAACACCCGTGGTGGCAAGGCGGCTGTCTACGAGTATCGCGCAGTGGGCGAGAGGCGTCCCTCGTTGGACCGTCTGGATCTCACAGCGATTGCTTCGGACTACATCGAGACGCTGTGGCATGTCGCTGGGAGTCCCCAGACGGACATGATGGTGGGTCTGTCTAGCGTAGCTCCGGACACCATGTGGGTCTACACGGACTACATGAACCAGGGGCAGCGGGTGATGCAGGCATGGCAGAAGTGGGTCTGGCCCAACTCTCCCAGCATCCAGGCTGCATGGTTCGAGGAGTCCATCCTCTACTTGGTGCTGTCCTACGGGTCCTCAGTTCGCTTGGTGAAGATGGACTGTGCCTACCATGCTGATGATCCTGAGGGTGGCCGGGTCTTCCTAGACTGCCGGGTGGATGAGGATGATGTCACCACGAGTTTGACCGCTGGAAACACTCGGAATACGGTGGTCACCATGCCTTTCTCTCCACCGTCAGACATCCGGTGCATCGAGAAGCGAACCTTCAAGGAGATCCGTGTTCTCAGCACGGATGCGGCCAACAACACCGTGACCCTTGAGGGGGACCATGAGTCCTCGGAGTTCTTCTTGGGCTCTACGTTCAGCTTCCGGCACGATCTCTCCAAGATTTACAGGTCCGATGAGAACCAAGCTCCAGTGGTGGGCTCGGATCTCTTCTTGGACTCTGGGGTCATCAACTACTTCGAGTCTGCGGAGTTCGATGTGGTCATCACGGGGCGCGATGGGACTACCTATCGGACCACCATGATGGGCAAGTTCTTGGGCGATGGCTCCAACTACCAGAACTTCACGCTGTCCTCTGGATCCCTGAGGTTCGGGGTGCGTGGTCGTTCTGATGAGCGGACCATCAGTTTCCAGTCGGATGGCCCTGGGCCGCTCCAGCTTGTCACGGCTGACCTAGTGGCTCGGATCACCCGAGCTAGAGGTAACCGATGAGGGGGCTGGTTCGGGAGGCCAAACAGACAGACATCGACGAGATGCTGGATGATGGGCTTCGTCCGGCTGACCTCCTAGAGATTAAATCGACTGGCTACAGCCCCCGCCAGTCTCTTGAGAGGGGGCTTAGGCGCTCTCTACCCTGCCTAGCTGTTGAAGTAGATGGCAAGTGTTGCGGCATGTTTGGTGTCGTAGCCGATATCCGCTACGAGCTTGCAGGGAACATCTGGTTCTTAGGGACAGACCGGATCCAGAAAGTCAAGATCCAGTTCCTTCGGGAGTCTGAGAGATGGCTGGAAGAGATCACTAAGAACTACAGGTCTGTCTCTAACTACATCCATCAGGACAACACCCTACATATCAAATGGCTCAAGTGGTTGGGCTTCTCCTTCTTCAAGAAGGTCGGCCCATTCATTGAGTTCGGGAGGATAAATCCATGTGTTACCCAGGTCTAATTGGTCTTGGTCTGACTATCGTCAGTGCTGCGGGGACTGCGGTTCAGCAGGCTGACAACGCTAGGAAGCAGGCCAGCTACCAAGATCGCCTAGCTCGCAGCACAGAGCAGAATGCCGCCGCTGCCGCTGAGTCTGACTACGTTGCCCAACTGGAGCAACTGAATCAGGTGAGAGCAGCGGCTACTGAGGAAAGCCTCAGGACCTCCCAGGAACTTGAGAAAGCCAAGGCCACCCTCAGAGTCGGTGCGGAGACTGCGGGTCTCTCTGAGGGCGTTGTGGACGACCTGAGGGCCGGTCTGGCTGTGCAGGCTGCTCAGGATGCAGCCATTGATGCCCGCAACCTGACCTTTGAGGAGAACCAGATCATGCGGGGGGTCGATAAGATCCTGGCTACCCAGCAGTCTCGCCTGAATGCTGCGATGCCCAGCCCGATCCAAGGGATTGACTATGGCCGCATGATTGGAACTCTGGGTCAGGGTATTGGCTCTTACAGCCAGTATCAAGCATCTCGCGGGCTCGGTTTCTTTGGAGGGGAGCTTCCTGATGGCAAGTAGAAAGCGTTTGCGTCCGGTCGCCGCTCCGGTGGACCCCTTCGTTACCCCGGCTAACCCTGGTCCCGAGCAGGACAATCAGACATGGGATGGGCTGCTGCAACTGTCCAACTCTCTGCTTCAGGCAGACCAAGCCTACAGGACAGCAGAAGAGAAGAAGGAGCGAGATGCTCGGATTGAAGCAGCAGAGGGGAGGCGGCTTAAAACTCAAGCAAGAGTAGATGCCCCGGCTGCGCTAGAGGCACTAGCCAACGTAGATCCTGCCGTCACGAAAAGATATCTAGCAGGAGAGGCGACGGAAGACGACCGCAATTCGGTCATTGCTGCGTTCCATAACGCAGGTGTAGATGAGCCCAACAACCCGGAGCTAGTTTTTGGCATCCGACGCCGTCAGGTTGAGCTTCTGCCGTCTGACGGAAACTATGAGTCTTGGATGATGGACCCGGAGTTCCAGGACGAGCTTCGTCAGCTACCCGAGTCTGCGAGACAGCCTCGCCTTAACGAAAGAAAGAGCGAGTGGCTGGCACAACAAAACGTGGGGCAGGACCTTATGCCGGTCTTGACTGGTCAACTTAAAAACTACGACGACCAAATCAATAAGGCTCTACACACAATTAAGGTCAAGCAGTTTGATGCGCTTAAGACTGAGACTCTGACCAAAGAAGCGGGGCTGGTTGTAGAGGCTATCATCGGCGATGACGATGAAAAGGAAGCTGAGATTCTAAAAAGAGCTAAGGCGTATCGAGCCTCTCTGAGTGCTGCCGACAAGGAGAAGAGCGACGCGCAATACAAGAAACTTTTGCGTGAGCGCCTAGAGTTGGAGATTCACGACCACGGACTCACTGAAGAGCAAGCCGATAATATTATTCTTGAACTGGCAAATAACAAGCTACTGTCAGAAGCAGACTCACTTGAGTTGCACGTTACTGTGGACGCCCTTCTCTACCGTAAGAATCAGCGCACAAAAGATACTAGCTCTTTGTCGGTGGCCAACCAAGTCGCTGCTGCTATGTATGCGGATGCCCTAAGAAACTTAGAGCTACAGCAGAAAAGACCGCTGACGAACGAGGAGATCACAAACACGATTCAATCCCAATTTGGCGAGATTCAGGAGCACTACAGAAGCAACGGTTTTCCCAAAGTCTTGGCCGCTTCCGCGCAGGAGTTAGCACTGAAAAATGCTTTCAGCCTTCGGGAGTCCAAGATCACAGATGATCCGGTAACGCTAGTAAATATACAGCGCAGATTAGCTAGGGCCGACACTGATCTTCCTAGCTTTTTGCGTGCTGCGCTGCTTGATAAGAAAATAACTAACTCCACTTATATGCGGTATTCGGGTCAGCTTCAGGCATCGCTGGCTCCCGAAAGGGCTGTATCAGTAGTTCGCCAGCATATGTCTGGCGTGAGCCTGCCTCCTGGGGTTGACAGTAACGACATCTCTTCACGCTTGGTTACTACGTGGCAGACCACTGTTGGAGAGTGGGCAGATAAAACTCAGGCGATAGACAGAGAGAGGAAGGAGCTAGTAAGGCAGGCAGTCATGGCGCAGACGCCAGAGCAGCGCACTGATAACCCTGAATACTGGCTGAAGCAGGGCGCTGCTGGGGCCTCTGGGGCTTTGACGAGGATTGCTCAAGTGTCTCTCGGCACTGACATCATGGAAGCCGCCGAAGCAGTAGGCTTAGACGCTGCACAGGAAACGCTGTCTTATATCTTCGGCACCATGACCGACGCTGAGAAGCTAGACATGCGTATGATGCCGGAAGATCAGCAGCAGCAACTGCTAACGAAGCGTCTGCATCAACTAAAAGACTATAGCCAGAAGAAGGCTATTGCTAACCACTTTAATTCTCTGACCCAAGACGCCTCAATGCGTAGGGATTTGGAGGAACAAGTGGAGGATACCACTACAGCCTACACGGGGTCTTTACGTCAAGTGGCGACGAGGTCGTTCCGTCAGGTGTTCCCCGAAGCGCGCAGGGCTCTGCATTCAAACACCAGCTATAAGGAGTCTTGGTTGTATGGGCCAGGACTTCACGCGGCTATGGCGATGACCACCAAGTTTGAGGATACGAAGGAGAACGAACCTATCGAATCTCGGCTGTATCCAGGTGGACGGGGCACTACCTCCGCTGGAAGGAGTCAGCAAAAGATTGGTCACTACGCAATGACTCGGGCTCTGCTGGCAAGCGCAGAGGCCCACGATACAAACGGTGCACTGATATTGTTTGAAGAGTATGACGATGTAAACTCTGCCAAGAAATACCTGAATGCTCACTTCTTGAACTACGGCGTCCCGCTGCAAAGCATTATCAACAATAAGCATTTAGGCCACGACCTCAAGGACATCACGTTCTCCTACAACTCTAGTCCTTACTTTGATAGTAGGGAGCAGTTAACTGCTAACATATCAAGGCGGGAAGATGGAACCTGGAAAGTGTCAGATACTGTCCGTCAAGTGATGGATGTGCTTAAGATTGATCCCTCCGATGAGGGCATCGAAAAGTTCTATGGGGCACAGAAAGCACTGACCCTACCTAAAGATCACCCTCTATACACGCAGTTTAAACTGAATCGTGGTATTGATGTAGAATACCTGCGAACCTCTGAGGACGGCACGGAAGTGTTGTTTAGGGAGGGCCGAGTCTCCATGGATCTTTTGAATAGCCGAGTTCTGAGGGCCAAGTAATGAGCGAATACAGCAGTTTTCTGGATGAACTGGATGAAATCCGCCGCAAGAGGCGGCTAGAAGAGGATGAGCAGCGCAGGCGGGAGAACGAGCAGGAGGCTGAAAGCGGCGCACCAGACTTCTTGAAGTGGTGGCTTCCTCGGGGAGTGGCTGGCGCAGCAGCGGGGGTAGCAAACCTTTTCGGCGCGGACATCCAAGATAACTTTGGACTTGGCAAGTCAACTGGTGCTCTCTCTGGTTTCTTGGAGGGGACGACACAGTTTTTGGCTGGCTTCTTGCCTGGAACTTGGGGGGTTGGTCACCTTTCTAAAGCCACTGGAGTGATGAAGGGGACAGGGTATCTCGCCACTATGGGGCGAGGGGCTACTGCGGGGGCTGTTGCGGACTTCTTCGTATTCGATGGAAACGACGCCCGTCTATCCAACTTGATTCAAGACTTTCCGGAGTTGGAGAACCCTCTGACAGCTTTCTTGGCAGCAGATGAGGAAGACGATGAACTGCTGGGCCGCATGAAGAACACCCTAGAAGGTGGTCTTGTAGGCGGCGCACTAGAAAGCGTCATGTATATGTTTCGTGCCATGCGTCGCTTTAACAAGGCGAGCCGAGAGGGCGATCAAGCTGGTATGGATGAGGCTGTTGAGGATATTGGCAACAATGCCGATGATGCCCTGAACAGCCCAGAGAACCCTGACCTGGAAGACATGGTGGATTCGGGTCGGAATGGTGGAGGTCCGACCGATGCTGCTCGGGAAGCTGAAGCGGACATGGATGGCGTATTGCCCCGCCAGGATCCTGAAGCCGAGCCAGAGATCACCGACAACCCCAGGGACATTGCCAACCCAAGCGATGTAGACCCCGCTGGTGGGGATGTCTGGGTGGTAGATACAGAAGACCCTGCTGGACTGATGCGGGGCTACTCTAGTCTTGAGAATGTAGCTCAAGTCCCCGGCACTAGGTTGGGCCTTTTTCAACTCAAGCCCCTCAAGGATATCAAGGTTGCTAAGGGCAACACCGCCGCCAAGCTGGGCATCCGTAAGCAGCGGGGCATGAGCGATGCGGCTTGGCTAGAGCAGCAGAAGAACATGCTGAGGGCCGAGGGCTACGATGTCCTGATGATCCGTGACCACGGCAAGACGGTGGCTCACGTTCTCAACGAAGATGCGATTATGAAGCGCATCGAGATTAGCCCTACGTCTAAGTATATGCAGCGCAAGTCCCGGCAAGTCGCAGAGGGGCAGCGAGATCCTCAGGGTGCGCGGGTGATGTCCAGCCCGCTAGAGAGAACTCGGGATCAAGCTCGGGTTGGGAACCAAGAGGACTTGGAAAAGGCGGCGGACGCCCTGCTTAGCCGACAGCGAGAAACCTCAGCAGAAGCCCGCTACGCAGACCTGGGCGTTGAAGGTGCAGAAGATGTCACAGATGACACCATTGCGGGACTCTTAAATATTCGAGTTCAAACTTCTGCGGATAATGCCCACACTGCTGCTGCGTTGATCGACACGCTGCGTCTCCGAGAATTGGCGGGAGAGCAGGGTGTGGTAACGCACAACGATCTCGTCCAGTCGGTGGCTAAATCGGAGTTGCCCCGGCAGTTGGGCCTAGACCCAAACACCGTAGCTAACGAGCTTTGGAACTTCCACGGCCAGAACGTCAAGAAGGCTTACCGAGAAGCCATGGCGGCTCGGCTCGTTATGGATCACTTGGCCGGTCAAATCAAAAAGCTGGCTCAAGATGTAGTCAGTAAGTCTAAAGACCTGTCCGTCAGGCAAGTGGGCACTCTGACAAGTGATGCTGCACTTCCTTTGGATGAGGTGTCTAACCTTCTGCTTAAGCAGATTGATGCGTATCAGGCACTTGCTATTGCATACGGCAAGGTGCGGGGAGAGATGGGCCGAGGACTGAACTCCTTTGGCATCTCGACTGATAGGTTTCTCTCCAACGAGATCGCAAAGAATGTCTTGGATCGTGGTGGCCGCACGGGCATGGTGAAGATGGCCCGAGCAATTGCTGACCTAGACAACCTACAGATTGCACAGATGGCTTCAAGGAACACTTTGCAGCCGCTCATGGACAGGCTGACTCCTTACTATATGTTCAGCCTTCTCAGCAAGCCTGCAACGCTGACCACTAACATCATTGGAACCAGCATGATGGGCATCTTTGCCCCTCTGGAGCGTGCGGCAGGGGCTTGGCTTCAGTCGATCTTCCGCAGCAACCCGGAGGCAAAGGCAGGTATGTCTCGATACATCCTGCAAAACACTAGCAATGCGCGGACCCGTGCCGAGCTTCTGTCAGACTTGGCGCTCTTCCGGGACACCAGCGCAGCTAACAGTATCCGTGAAGCGGCCAGCCGTTCCGGTGAGTCGGGGCGCAGTGTGTTGACTGGCCGAGCTTCGGCCATGCGCGAGTCCGATAGCCGACTGCTAGGCCGAGTCCCAGAAGATGGGGAGGGGTTGTTTCGGCAGGCGATGGCAAAACTCATCGGACTGCCTGGACGCATCATGGCTAGTTCCGACGAAGCTATGAAGCAGGTGTTCTACAAGGCTGAAATTGAGTCGCACTTGCGTCGTGTTGCCGAAACGGAACTTGGTCTTAGCGGCTCGACTCTTGAGACTTGGGTCCACAGTAAGACCCACCGATTCCTGATCGAAGGGGAGGCTCTAACTGAGAAGTCTCTGCGCGCAGATGTCGAGCGTCAGATTGATCCCGATGCTTACATCGACCCCCAGATCCGCCAGGATGAGGTGAACGCCCGCGTGGCACGGCGGATGGCGGATGCGGATCAGATCCGCCCCGGCCCCCGCATCGAGAATATCCCCGTCCCCCTAGCTCCGGGGGAAACCATGGCAACCATCGGCGAGCGGGCGATGCGCTTGGCAGAGACGCAGACGTTTACCCGCAGCCTGGAGGAAGGCGACGGCTTCTTGGCCAAGGCGGGTTCTCAGTTGATGGGGCTGGCTGAAGCATACCCCGTGGTTCGTCTGGTTGCTCCGTTCATCCGCACCCCGATGAACATCTTGATTGAGACGAACAAGCGACTGCCCATCCCGGTAGTCAATAAGAATGTGACGCAGGCGTTGGCACTGATGACCAACAAGCTCACTCAGTCGGTGGGGTTTGAGATCCCCGCTCTTAAGAAGATGGGCGCTGAGTTGGAAGCCAAGCTACGTAGTGCAGACGAAGCGGTCGCAGCAGAGACAGCGGGTCAACTCATGGTAGCTAGCAGTCTAGCCATGACTGCCTACGCACTGGCGGGATCCGGCGTCATCACTGGCCGTGGGCCGCAAGATCCCGAGGCTCAAAAGGCTCTGCGTCAGACTGGTTGGCAACCGTATTCTCTACGTAGCGGCAACACGTATATCAGCTTCCAACGGCTGGACCCCTTCGGGGGAATGCTGGGATTCGTGGGAGACATGGGTGACCTGACTAGATATGGAAGCCCCGATCAGGATCTCTCGGATCTGGCATTTGCCAGTGTTCTATCAGTGATGCGGAACATCTCCGACAAGAGCTACATTAGTGGACTTGTCGATGTTGCTGGTGCCGTCAAGGATCCTGATCGCTACATGCAGAAGGTGGGCCAACGGTTGTCGGGTGCGCTGCTGGTTCCCAACGTAGTTGCAGGTATCGAGCAGATTACTGACCCCACTCTCAAAGAAGCATACGGATTGCTAGATGCGGCGCAGCGTCGAGTCCCTGTCCTGAGCAGCAACATGGACAAGCAACGCAACTTCATCGGTGAGCCGTTGACTCGCAAGATGATGAGCAAGGGCTACGCCACTGCTGCGGCTTGGTGGGACTTCATCATGCCGCTCTCCATCAATACGGTTAGCAGCAACGTCATCGAGCAGGAGATCAACACACTCATGTATCCGATGAACGAGCCGGACCCGACTCGCTTCGGCGTGGACCTCCGAGACTACTTCAATGACAACGACCAGTCAGCATACGACAGATGGCAGGAGTTGACGAGTCAGATTTCTATTGGTGGCCGTAAGCTGCGGCCATCCCTGGAGCGTCTGATTAAGTCGCAAAAGTATCAGTCGCTTCCCACTGAGAGCTTTAGAGAATCAGGATTCACTAGCCCCCGTGTGCTGGAGATCCGCAAGATTGTCAACCGCTACCGGAGGCAGGCGCAGAAGATGCTGCTGAAGGAGTTTCCTCAGCTTAAGGAGGACACCGGGCAACGGCGTCTGATTGTAGAGCGGCAGCGGCGCGGTGCCTCTGCTGAAGAGATTATGAACTTGATGGGCCGTTAACCCCAAACCCCTGAGATAACCAAACATGGCAACCCCTACATATAGCGGACTGAGCTATACCTTCTACAACGGAGACGGCTCGACCACCAACTTCGGGACTCTCTTCAACTACATCGAGGAGAGCCACATCACTGTCACGGTCGATGGGACAGCCCAAGACCAGGGCACTGACTATGAGGTTCTGAACGAGGCCATCGTCTTTACCACGG